GTCGCCCCTACCTCAATTCTCTTCTTCTTTCTCTCTTCAATTGAAGAGAGAAAGAAGAAGAGAATTGAGTGTAGGGCTCTTGAGTTCGGCCACTTTTTGACAGCCATGGACTTTCCACATGTGCTATCAGAACGAGCATCAAAGTTTCGCGCGCGCTCACTGAGGGGTTCAAACGACCTCGTCTTAAAGACAAGCCAAGATTTCACACATCAATGGCTAACCAGGATATTCGAAATTGGTTGCAACCCGGTCCCGCCCCGACCATAGAAGCACTCACCGAAGCGACAACGCGTCGAGCAAGACGTCGAGGGAGACGTCGAGGAAGACATGAGCAATGCACAAAGAAAAGAAAATCACAAAAGTCTCCTCCCATTGTGCAGAAACAGCTCTGCCCTTAACAGTTCTATGTCCCACATGGAGTCTGTAGCATCGTTAGCATCGTTAGCATCGTTAGCATCGTTAGCATCGTTAGCATCGTTAGCATCGTTAGTAAATACATAAATCTAAGCAGTCTGAATAGATGTTAAATAATTGACAAAACACTGTAACCAATTGTCGTGTGTCTTCAATCCTGATAAGACCATTGAATCTATGGCTATGAGATCATGAGATATTGATGGACGACCAAAGTGTATGACACATCCATTTTTTTTCAAATATTTTTTCAGACATGTCAGTGGAATAGCATCAAAAAAATCAGAACGCGTGATAAGTATATCAGATTTCAATGGAGGACACCCAACAAGTATATCTTTTGTTGGCTCGGAACAAGTGAACATGACAATTTCTTTTTCACCTTGCACCAATGTTACTCTTGCATCTTTCAATATTTCACGAAGTAAATGCACCTTGTCTTTCTCTGAGTCCAGATATACATCTGTTTCTTTTTTTAACAAGTCATGTTTTTGGAAATTCAAAAAACATACTTTCCCTGTCTTGTTGTCTACAAAGTTTCGTAAGTCTTCCCTCCAATTCACATTCAAGTGAACACCCATCGCAAACTTGCCGTCCCATGAAAGCGAATCTGGAATCACGTCCAGAATCCTTGCTAGTGTCTTGTATTCCATGATATGGTCGTTTCCCTCCGTGGACAGTAATATGTTGTATGAGCGGCACCATTGTGAAATGTCTGCCTTAATGTATAAGTTCTTTACGAAAACTTTATCTGTAATGATCCATGGATTGGAAGTCATCAAAAACTCCTTTTCGTTCATACTACAACTTGATATGAGAAGATTAGACATGACATGTCCGCACATTTACAGCAAGTCATTCCAAGGGGTGTGTGTGTCTTTCTAATGGCGTTGCAGCTGCCTTATTAAACTCTCTTTGCTGGTTGCACCATTTCTTGAAGTTGTCTGTAGCATCTACGAGTCATTTCAGCTGCAATTGACTTAGAAACATTTCCCAGCGTTCTGCATAATCTTGTCATGTTTCCTATGTGTATCTTTCTCACAGTAGATGATTGCTTACGTTTGGGAGTTGCTGATTGTCTGATGTCACTACCTTGTTTTGTTTCGTACTTGTAATTATTTGTAATTCGAGGGATTAGAACTGCGACTGCTGAGATGTGAGATCCGACCGGACGACTTCCGATGCCTCTGATGGTTATTATTCCGATGTTATTTTTGTTTCGGGGTGAATTCTTTGGTGGCGACCTCTCGGTTGGAGGTGGTGACCTCTTGCTTGGAGTTGATTTCTGATGTATTTTTTTCTGGGCGGCTGGGCGCAATGGTGGTGGCACGGGCGGTTTCTTAATTCTTTTCTTTTGTCTCGGCTTTGGTGGTGAGGGTGCATTATTTGAATTAGAATTGTTATTCTCATTATTACGCGAAGGTGGCATTTTAAGTAACTCAACATATTAAAAAGTAAAAATGTATTTTAAAGCAGGAAGTTGTTGGCATACATCAGATTTCCTTCCTGTACACTGGTAATTCTTAACGGGTGTAGTGGGCATGATGGGAACATGATGACTGATCCAGCTTCTGGTTTTATCTTGATTCCCTGATACAAAAACTCGAAAACGCCACCCTTTGTTGGTGCTTCAAGTACTAAATAAACACAGAGTTTCCTGGAGGAGCCATCACTGTCATCATTTAGGCTAGAGCATTCGATGTGCTCCTTGTAGAAATCTCCAGGCTCGAATCTCAACATGGTATATTCTTCTTTCGTACTGACAATACTGAAGAAATTGAACTTTTCTATGAATTTGTCTGCTGCCTCGTCTATGTTATCTTCCATCATGTTGTAAAGCTTTTGCAGTGTGTGTGTGTCTTTTGCAATCTTGCACTTTCTAAATGTCTCATCCACTATTTCTTCATACTCTTCTGGATCCTCTTCTTTTTCCAAATCTTCGTCATTTACTAATAGTGTCATGGATGGTTTGAAAACTCTGTCTTTGTTCGTCTCTTTCATCAAATATTTTTGAAAATAGTTAAGAAGTTTGTCATCAACGACTCCAGGCACGTACATGATAGTTGATGCTGGCCATTCTGTCTCATCATCTTCTTCAAAATCTGTACTCATATCATCGTCGTTTTCGTCAACAGATGAATCTCCCTCACCCACCCCCCCTTCCTCTCCTTCCTCTCCTTCCTCTCCTTCCTCTCCTTGATTTGCTTCCTCCCCATCAGTGTCGATCAATTGATCAAGCATTGATTGAATATTGCTCTGATCTTTCTCGTCACTTGTATCCTCACCCTCGGTGTCCTCACTCGCTTCCTCACCCTTCTCTACTTCTTTTTCTGGATCTGTTTGCTCTGTTTGCTCTGTTTGCTCTTTTTGCTCTGTTTGCTCTTTTTGCTCTGTTTGCTCTTTTTGCTCTTTTTGCTCTTTTTGCTCTTTCTTCTCCCTTCTCGCGGGTTGTTTGTTCTTCTCAGATTTTCTTGTCATTTCTTCAGTTGTTTCCTCAGTGGACTCGGGTGATTGTTTTCTTTGTGATCTTTTAGTTATACGTGAGGCACCCACTTCCATGATAAATTACAGCTTCAATTTTAATGCTGGTCTCATGACGCGCACGATAATTGATAAAAATTATGAGTTCATATTTAAACATGAAAATAAAAGATCCCACATTGAGATCCTGCTATTCGCATACATTACTAACGGATATTGAGGAAGAAATAGATGAATATAGAGATAACAACGGTGATGAAATTACTGAAGAAGACTTCAAAAATATTGTTAGTAAATATCAGAACAAGGTTCCTGAGGAATCAGAGCTTTTGTATATTCTTGCATTTGAAAATTTTATTGAGGCTGAGGCTTTTGCTGACCGTTCGGAGGAATTCGAGGGTATGGATGACAGGTCGTTTCCCGAGTACAAGTTCATACTTCGTGGACTTGAGAAAGTTTCCGATGAGTTGTGGGAGGCTTACGATCGAGAAGTCTACGTTCTAACTCTAGAGTTATGCAACCACATTCTTGATCACGAGAAAGTGATTAACATTGGCACGGAAGCAGTGCATCATCAAATGTCTTTCAATGAAGAGACTTGTGAATGTTTGCATGCGATGATGTTAGTATTGAAGACATTAGTTCCCTACAAAGACAACAGCAAATATCAGAATTCTGTCAAGAGGGCAGAGACTTGGCTCCATGATGCCGTACTCTACTAGCTGGTCTTTTGTTGCTACTTGCATGTTCATTTGCCCTCTAGTCCTGTAGCTAAACTATCATTTGGGAGCTCAGGTTCGAATGAACGTCTGGGTTGGAAATCGATTGTTGTATTTGAAAAGCTATTGTTATCCATATTTAGGATCTTGGGGTTGGGTAGCTCAGATCTTAGATCGTAAGAAGCATTGCGCATCGTGTTAGAAGTTGTATCTCTACCTAATGACCACCCCGCATTCAAGAAGTTGATACTTTGAAGCTTATCGGGTGTGATTGTCATGAAATCACTGTCACCCATTGCTTCATTGTCGCTCGGTAGTAGTGACGTGCTTATCATCTCCGGTGGTGACACTTTGCAGACGTCATCGGGGCTACGTGACTTGACTCCTTCCACTTCCGCATAGGCGTCTTCCGCTGTGCCAACACCTGTTACTGGCTCGGTAACAGGTGTTGGTCCCATATCAAGAATTCCACTATTCTTTACACCTGGGTTCGTGAGTTTCAAAAATGCTAAGGCTACTAGACCGGCTCCAACGAATTCACCTACTGATTGCATATCGATACATTTTACATAGAAAAAAAAAGTGCGGTCTAAATACTCGGAGTAATTTATTACGCAATATTATAATGCCAGCTAAGGTTGTGAAGTTGTGTGAACTTGCTACACCTGACGTCTTACTGTCAGCACCTGAGAAGGTCGAAGACAAACTAAGATTTTCCAAATCAGAGACGTCACTGATGCAGACTTGTGAGCTCACATACTCTTATGAAAACGATAACTTGGAGTTGCTTTGTACCACTGAACATGCCAATGTCATACATGAAATTGATGACATGATCTGTACAAAAATCTCCGAAAGTTCGGAAACGTGGTTTGGTCAGAAAATAACATACGATCAAATAGAGCGCATGTTTAGACCTACACTACAAGGGGGAAGAAATCCAAGGCAAACATTAAAAGCATTATCTTTCAAGACTTTCGATGCTAATACCAGAGCCACTGAAAGTTTTCCATCCACAGGAAGTGGCATATTCATCATCAAACTGGAAGGGGTTCACTTTGAAGAAAAGGCATGCGAGGCGCGGTGGTCAGTGGTTCAAGCAAAAGAGTGTGTCCCTGTTGTCCCACCAGCACCGCCCCTGTTCCTCTGAAAATAGTAGCTTTATTCGAAAGCATTTCGAATTGCATGATCCAAATCATTATCAAAATTCGCATCTGTCTGCTTCTCAGCCATAACTTTTATGCGAAGCTGAGTCGCGAGCTGCAGTTCCACAGTCAAAAACGATAGTGCATCTGAAAGTGTCAACATTGGATGGCTTAGTTGCGCACGATGCAGGTTGTAATAACACAGACGACGCAGCATTGCAAACGCTGTAGAGGCTTCAATATTAATTTTACTGTTTGTTGTCGGATCTTTGTAATTCTCAATTATTTTTGACAATCGATATTGAGATGTCTCGCGTTGCAATTTCCGCCCACAGCCTATTAACTGCACAGAGTTTTTTTTGCACAAGTTCTCATAAATCCAGCTGTAGATGACGACAGGATTGTTGAGACCAATTTCATGCAATAAGCCTGGAAAGTCATAAAAGAGTTTTCTCAATGCTCGATTACAATTTTCTGATGACTCGCTTGTCACTGCTTTGTATTGCAGTAACGCCTCTCTTCCAACCTCCCCCAGAATGCCTGGCGCGTTAATGTCCATCAGTGAGAGAAGACGAGTCTGTTCAAGAATGATTTCTCTGCATGCTTCGAAGAAAATAATCTCTTCCTGCTGTTCGGGTGTCATAATATTGTTCACGCTCAATTGTGTGGCCTCACTTTCGGCTTCTTCTTTTTGTAACCCAATTCTTTCGTCCCCCGTCTGCTCACACGTGTAATCAACCATCTCTGCTTGATGCTCACCACTCTCCCCCTCTTGTTCACACCTGTAATGATCCACGTGAGCTTGATGCAAACCACATTCATCAATCCGCACACTGTGCTGTTCGCTGGTCTGTGCGTCAGCCGGTCCTGAATCGTGGCAACTGGCTGTGTCACTAGACACTTCCATGTGACATTCGAAGTCCGGGGAGAAACGTTCCATTCCCAGCCCATCAATTGCTTTCTGAAGCCTTGGAGAGGGTGTGATGTGAATTTGAACCGTGAACAGATTCTCGTTGAGGCCAAGACCTTGTCCCAACACATTGAGCTCACACGCTTTGCCACAGATCGCGTCCAACTTCCGTTTCAATAGTTGTCTCATAGTTGTGCTCTCATGTTTTGTGATACCCTGTCCACACACTGCTTTCTTCAAAGCGCCGTAAGCAGTACCATTGCCAGCACGGGTAACGACGCGTTGTATACACTTCTCTTTGGAGTACGACTCTTTAGAGAGTTTGCGTCTGAACAACACACCATCGCCAGGTAAATTCGTATTTATCGGTAGACTCACGGAAGCACAAGTGGTGTCCTCCATCACTGGGCGGCAAACACCCGTCCACGTGTGCTGCGCAACCACCTGGGGTGCTACCAGAACAGTCCACAGAGCCAGTGCGGGGCGAAAAGCACGGGTGCGCGTGCCTGCCGCCCATACTTCGCCCTCGCGCGCGCCTGCTGTCTCGCCTCCGCGTGCCTCGCCCCCTCGCCCCGACACCTGCGTGTGTCTCGCGTCCGCAGGTCATGCTTTCCAACGAACACGCTGGCGCCGACGGAGTGCGCACTGCCGCCTGCGCCCGAGGAGCAGAACTCACAGGACCCGGACCTGACTTCAAGGCGATCGCGACCAACTTCTTTTCGGAGCGCATGGTGGCCGAGATCGCGGCGGACCCAGAGGCGTGGAAGGCAGCACGCAAGGAGGCAGCACGCAAACGCAAGCAGGAGCGTCTGGCACAAGAGCGCGTCCGCAACCGCATGCCCCCTGCCCTGATCGACCCTGTCCTGGCCCTCGATCGCCTCGATCATGCCGCTGTGCCGCTGTACCGCCGAAACTCGGTGCTAGCCCCTAACCCCCCTACCCCCTGACCCCCAACCCCTGACCCTAAGCAGAGAGATATGTCGGACTCCGAGGGGGGGCAGATTAAGATGACTGACTCTGAGGCCGTGGAAAAGTTGCACGAGCTCCAGGGTGACAAGTGGATGTCGGTGTGCGACAGCGGCAAGGCGACCGTGTACACGTACGATGACGACTCGGGGCTCTGGACGAACAGCAAGGCGACCTTTTTCAAGCTGTGCATGGATGAGCAGGAGAACCTCGGCCGCCACGGCAGCATGGTGGCTGGCGCGGAGAGGGTGTACAAGTGGGCCGGGTGCTTCAACGAGGTCGGTGCTGAGTGGACTCGCAACCTCGACAAGCTGTCCCCCGGAGTGGTGCCCTTCAAGGACGGCCTGTACGACTCGAACACGCAGCAGATCCGCCCATTCCAGCCGGACGACTACCTCACGGTCAAGTTCGACTTCAATGCGCCCGGTCCGGGCGAGCTTCAGTCGCAGGAGGTCGTGGACGCCAAGGAGCACATCAAGGACATCTTCGAGCAGATCCTGCCCGAGGAGGCGCTTTACTCGAACGTGTTGAAGGAGCTAGCCCAGGCCTTCTTCGAGGGCAAGCCGGAGGTGGGCAAGTTTTTCGTGCAGCACCTTGGCAAGACTCACAGTGGCAAGACCACGCTGTTCAAAATCTTCGTGACCGTCGTTCCCCAATGGTGTGCCATGCTGGATCCGAAGCATCTTCTGGTTGACGGCAAATCAAGCCCGGTTGCTGCGCAGTCGTGGAAGATGGCTTTGATGGGCAAGCGCCTCGTCTTTTGCGAGGAGCCGAAGGCGGGCGCCAAGTTCGATTCTGCCCAGCTCAAAGGCTTTCGTGGCGGAGCGCCCATGACCGGCCGCAACTTGTACGAAAAGAATACCACGTTTGATTTTCAGGCTCGCATCTTCATTGGAACGAATTCATGCATTGAGCTTCACCCGCCCGATAAGGCTTCAATCGAGTCGCTTCACGTTTGGAATTTCCCCTCGCAATTTGTTCCGGTCGGAGACCCGCGCATAAGTGGCGAGAACGTGTTTCCGCGCGATGACAACCTCGTGAACCTGTTCAAGAAGCGGCCGTACAAGCTGGCACTTTTCGATTTGCTTGTAGATCACTATGACGACTACTTGCAGAATGGCTTCGGCTCCGAGCCGCCATCCCAGTACGACATGCGCTCGATCTACGAGGAGGAGCACGGCAAGACTACGCACGGCAAGACTACGCACGGCAAGACTACCGCGGAGTTTTTCAATGATCACTTCATCGAGTCGCGTGACGACCTTAACAACCCTCGTCTCACTCGCGACCTTCACCGCATTCTGGAGTTAAATGGGTACACCGAGTCGGAGAAGAATTTTGGAACCTTCATGAAGATCAAGTACGGCGACCGCATCAATCAAAATTGGAAGCACGAGTTCATAAAGCAGGTCAAAAAGGGTGGCAGCTGGAAGTGGGTCGGAATTGGCGACAAGCCAGCCGAGTAGAATGATAATAGCAGAATGATCATAGCAGAATGATCATAGTAGAATGACGGTCTCCTTTTACTCTTACGATACCCTTTACTAGGTGGACGGTCTGCTTTTATTTTTACAATACCCATCACCTACAAGATCGCATTGAAGTAGGGGGACACATGGTAACGTGGAAACAATGGTAGGGTTTTTTCGTAAGGCATGAGTACGTACCAATGACGGGAACAATTCAAAAATATTACCGCATTTCTCCGTAAGACTGCCATTGTTGTTTGCCTGCGTCCACTTTTTTTGTGCACGAATGATACGACTTTAGAGTGTGGGCAGGTACGGCGAGATGAAAGACAAATTTGATCAGCATCTTCACATTCGCTTGCAAAAACTTCATCAATCCACTCTGATTTCTCCAGTATAAAATCTTTGAAGTAAAGTGGGTTTGCCACATGCGATTCTCCGAATTCTTGAATTTCTTTATTTTTCATGAAATCACCGGATTCAATCAAATCACGTATCAATTCCTCAGCAGGGGTGTTTTTGTAATAAAGCAGCAACTCGCGCTTTATTTGAGTACCACTGTATGCACATGCTGCGGCAGTTGCATGTAACGCACAACGCCCGTCTGCAGGAACTGATACAAGCTTCCATGGCAACTGTTGCATTATGTTATGAAGTGACAAAAAAATGATTCGCGTATATTTTTATTAATTTACAAATGTAAATGATGACAAATACGATGGAGAAAAATGTGAACATTGCCACACTAGGATGCTACGGGATCATAGCAGTAACAGGAGTTCTCGCTGGTGTAGTCGCTGCATTGACCATGGGGTCAGCCTGTGCGACTGGTTATCTACTTGCAAGTCTTGTTTCTGGAATTTCTATGCTTGTCATTAAAAAAATGAAAGTTTCGAAGGACTTAGAAGATTCAGTGACGTCTCTACAGTCTGAAAACAATACTCTTAAAGAAGTGAACAATAACTTTCAAGAACTGAACAGTGACCTAAAAGCAAACAACAAAGATCTCGAGGAGATAAAGACTGATCTGGAACATGATATTAACATTGTAACAGAATCTGTTAAACTGGTTGGCGAATCTACAGGTGAATTCATGACGAAACTAAAGAGAACTCACGAAAGATTGAAATCAGAAAATGATCGCCATCAACAATTGAATCGTCAACAAGGTATGTTTCAAATCATGCAATTATTCAAAGATTTCGATTCAGATGCCGACTTCACACTGAGTGCTGATGAATTAAGGCTGAACGAGCATTACTTGAAAACAATGTTTCCCAACTCTCGTTTCGAGGTGCCAGGCACTATTTCTTTTATGACGTTCGAAGAGCTCGTGAATTCTTTGTTACCCTTAGATTCTACCCTGGAGAACGTTTGATTTCACGCTTCACATGGGTTATCCCAAGTTGATGTGGCCGAGCGGTTAAGGCGTCAGACTGCTAATCTGATACCCTCTGGGTGCGCGGGTTCGAATCCCGTCATCAACGCTACCCCTAACCCTAACCCTAACCAGAACTTTAATTAGGGTAAGGAAAAACATATGAAGACTCCGATTTGTTTCGCAGGTAGTTATAGTATGGACATCCGAACTTGATAGAAACATACTGATGCATATACTTAATATGGCTAACAAGCCACTACATATACCTGTATCTGCCTTCCAGTTATGTCAAGTAATATAAAAAAATTATCTTGTTACTATAATGCCTTCATGTTATGGGTTGATGGAGAATCTGCATTAGATATATTTCAAGTTCTTGTTTGTATGTTGAAGCAAAAATGTTTTGAAAGGTTTGGAGATAAACTTATTTTATCTCATAGCAGTGAATTCCAGCGTGATATAAAAGTACTTCAAGACATTTTTAGACAGTTCAGTATCAAACTGCAATGGAGAATAGTGAATGAAAAGACACCGCGGTTACTGGGCAGTAAGCCATTCGTTCTGAAAGACTACATCTTGTGGGTTCCTATGCCAAACGAAACGCTTTTAAGTATCAACTTTGACTATGATTTCGTTCATTCCGTGCCATCCTCTCTTGATTGACTCTGGAACTTCTAAGTTCTGTGTGTTGTTTCAATAAGCTCTCCCAGCTCGTCACATTCTTCTTACCACCGTCATAATAAATGGCCACTCGCTCATCTATAAGACATTGAGAAAGATCCCTACCATCTGGTATAACGATTCTTGCCAGAAGCCTGCCGTATTTATCGTATCCTGACACTTTAACTTTCACCATTTTATTCAAGATGTATTCTTTCACAATTTGCCTTGCTTCCCTTGCGAGTGACTTCTCCGCGGGATTCTTAGTTCGCAACTCGGGTGTGTCGACACCTAGAAGTCTCACACAGAATCTTGTGGCACCGTACGGTTCAGGAAGGATTGTTCCTAAATGAAAAGTGTCTCCATCATACACTTTTACACACTTAGCTTCACTGAGAATAGGCGAGAAAACTTTACATTCTTCATATGACAATGAATCCATCTCTTTCCATAACAAAACATTATAAAAGTCGAAGTGCTTATTTAGGTCAGAAGAAGGAAGGAGAAGACGAGGTCACTACCTTTGCAGCAGTATTCTCTCCTGAGGGTACGCCATCATGATGCGGGTGCTCGGGTTGCTGTATTTCAGAAGCACTATCACCAATACTTGAACCTTCATTCTCGTCATTTTGTTCGTTATTTACATTATCATTTTCATTTGACAAATCAAACATACTCCCCTCCCCATCCTCGTTTTTGTTTTGATTATCGTTGACACTTGAAGCATCGGCATCACCATCAGCATCACCATCAGCATCAGCATCACCACCACCATAAGCATCACCATCAGCATTATCATTTTCCTGAGTACGATCTTCCTCCTCATCTTGATTCATTTTTTCTTCATTTGCAATGTTCATAAAGTCCTCATCATTATTTTCATCAGCTGACGACATTTCGTTGTGCGCTGTGTTGTTGTTCTGCTCGTCCTCTTTCATGATGTTATTTATGACCTCATTCACATTCACACCATCTAACCCCCAAGAAAGTAAGTCTGACCACGCAATACAAGCTAGACAAGCATTTCGGATCGCTTCTTGCACGAGAGGTGTTAGCTCAACTAAACTCATGTCTGCCAGCACATTGCTATTGTCAACGAGTATGTTGGCACATTGTATGTAGACATGGTGAATGAATGTAGTATTGGCTGGGATTGTCAATGGAAACTCTTCAGTGTCTTTTCTCATATTAATTACCGAAAGTACCTTAACCTTCATTACAAACAAAGCAGTAAGTAGCTTTTGTAAAAATGGAATCTTGTTCAAAATTCGTCTGACTTCTTCATCCAGCAAAACTTGCGTCCAATTTTTTATTTCCTTTAGCAACTGGATGGTGACTTCAACTTCATCCATCTCGCTGTTATTCTGTTGTGAAAACTCCTTTCCCTGTTCTCTAATGCTAATCAACCCTTCAAGAACCAAAGGTCGTACTGAATGCTCAAGGAAACATTCGAGGCTCTCTAGACATGATGCATTATCTCTCTGACTCATCATGATTTTTGCGTACATTTTTTTACTATGAATAGAGACGTGTCACCAACTATCATCCCAATTTTCATTCGCCATTTTGAACACCACATTCTTTTTCTTCCTTGAGCTCTTTTTTACGACCTCGTCTTGACACCGCATTGTTACTGACTCCCCTTCTTCTTCTTCTTCTTCCATATCCTGCACCGCATCTTCCTCCGTTATGTATGACATTGAATTGTCTTTAGTCGCTTCGTCATTACAATCCTCATGCATACAGTCCTCATCCATTTCAAGAGTCACTCCATTCTGTTCGTCATCATCCAAGCAACTCAAAACGGTATCGCTCGTCAGAATCGTACCACTCACCTCATCATAACTGTGACGATCATCTAGCGGATCGTTATCTGACTCTGAATCTGACATTCCAGTTTTTTTACCCTTCTTCTCCAAAGTCTTTAACTCTTCAAGTGTCAAAAAATCAATTGTGTCATTGAACGGAGCTGGTTGCTTAGATCGTTCTCTAAAAACGTGATTCTGCGCCTGTGGTGTGACAAACTTCATTATTGCTTGATGCAAACAGTTTAAAACACTCATTATAATCGCATGCCGATTCTAAAAGGGGAAAACATCTCGTTTTTTTTTATTTACTAGAAATAATGGACGTAATAATAATAGGCTTATTCATTTATATGTTTGTCATGTATCTGTATGGAGTTATTACGCATTTACAAAACACGAAAGCTTGTTCAAAGCTGAGATTCAGTGGAGCACCAGGTGATAAATGCATTCCTTCAAATGCATCCATATGCTGGGAAACTGGAGACAAGCTTAGTTGTACACAATGCATATTTGGATCTAAAGAGACACCAACTGGCTTTGAATGCAAATCTAACACTCCACAAAATTGTGCTGCTCTAGGGGGGTTAGCAAAGGAGGAGGCGGAGGGGGAAGAGGCGCAGGGGGAAGAGGCGCAGGCGGGGGCGGGGGGGGCGGAGCGGGATAAGCCTAACCCTAACCCCCCTCCGTCTACCCCGTCTCCACGTCGAACGATTTCAACTCAGGGAAGCTTCACCCTCAGTCCTCAGAAGTAGTGAGTCATGAGTAACCCTAACCCTACGTAAGGTTATATGATCATGACGGAAAGAAGGCTGCTGACCACACCCAAAAACAGGATTGTTTTAACGAGATTTCAGAGAAAAAGACAGAGAACAAATCACATGAAAGCCTAATCTTGCACTTCTCTCGACCACAGTTTTCTCCCCCAAATGTATGTCAAGGTTTCATCAAAATATCTATTGTGAATTTTTTCGATAATGTTAGGGTATTCTATTTGATGTATGACATCTTTCAACTCTCCAAAAGTATTGCATTCTTTTGTGACGGCAAAATCACAAATCAACCGTACATTCAAACGATCTTCTACATTCTTAATGAAGAAGATTCGTTCCTCTATGTCACTGATGGTGTACAAGTCTATATCAACTGTCATTTTAGCTTTGTATCGATACAAACTTTGTATTGTCTTTAAGTGTCTTCGTCGAAACAAGATTCGCACCTTTCATCATCTTCATCAATATCTTCTTCTTCTGTTTCTGTTTCTGTTTGCATATCGTCCGCATCATCCTCATCATCCGTATCCTCTTCAGTGTCGTCCTCTTCGTCGTCGTCCTCATCAGCATTTTGTTGCTCCTCGGTTGCTGGACTCCACTCGTCGTCAGAATCGTCGGAATTCATGTCATCTATTGACATTATTTCGAATCTACCCATATAAACAAATCCAAGTAATTTCCAGGCTTCTCGTTTCTTTCCTTTCATGAGATGTATGAACTTGTTGATCGACTCTTTTGGCGCTTCGTAGGTTTCTTGTTGAAAGCTATAAACGTTATCTTCGTCAACCTCGATGTACGTTACCAGTGGTTCTTTACCGTTATAGCCATTGATTTCTCCATACCAAGATTCATCGTTACCAGCATTAACTTCAACAAGTGTCCCTACCGGAAGTTTTAGTGTTCCCTTGTGAACGTGACTGAGCTGCTCTGATGTGGACTCTGAGGTCGCATTTGGAGTCTGCACTATCTCCATTGGTCTTGTTTCATGCTATAAGTGTTCTTTTTAAGCCAATCACATTTCAACATTAACTTTACCAACATTCACTGTGACCCGCCTAGCAATTGATTCTCGATTCGGAGTTTTAACCTTAAGCGACTTGACCATGTCGGCTTCTAAAGTTTCAATGTTTTTTTGACAATATTCCAAAACCCCACTCTCAATTGCCCACTTCATGAAGTTAAGTTGTGCCGTTGTACTAATGTAAGTTTTCTTATCTGGATCACAATTGAATTTTAACATGATCCTTTCTCTTCTGCAAAATGGATCGAAGCTCTTTTTTGAAAATGCCTTTAAGTTTGCTTTGTAATCCAGAAACATATTTATTGTCTCTTGGTAACCATTTCTGTGTGTGGTTAGTAGAATGGTATTCTTGCGCGACCAATTGGTTGTAGACCAGTCCAATACTCTTAGTGAGATGTTGCACTCTTGCATCAACATGGGTCGCAATTTTTCAAAGTTCTCAGCCTGATCAAAGAATATTCTGATTTTCTTCATAATGAGTTCGTGTTTGTTGGACACTGAACTCGTCACAGAATCATTCTTAGTTTTGATGACAATTTTACTTTTATTTTGCGTAATAACAATTTGGTTACAATTATCCGGTATTGTATCCGGATCGAGGTCAATCGACCGGATGTTGGATTTCTTCTTCGTCTTTGACACTATTGACATTTTTAGAATTATAGATTCCTAACCTTTAAATCGTTCCATTTTAATTATTTTAAAATGTTGTTAATTGTCACAATACTTCCTTTTTTTGTTTTTTCAAGAGATTTTAAATTTCACTCACTACGACCAACACACACTGTTCGATACGCCGCGAACTGGGCTCGGTCGCTGGGCTCGACGCACCGCAGCGTGCTCATTTCATTCAAGGAGGCGCACCTGACTGGCGGGAACGTACATCTTCGTCGCGTATTTGCTGCCCATATAACTGACAAACACATGATCTCCGCCATCGTCAAAGTCGACTATCGCTTTCTTAATCGGTGCATCCTGGTCCTTCTGAGTGAGCACCGTCGTCCCGGCAGCGTAAGGGCGGGTGGTGGTCTCCATCTTCTGCTTCTTCGAAGGCGAGTTACACACCAGGTCCTCCTCGGTCAGGTCCTCCTCGGTCAGGTCCTCGGCCATGACCTTGAGAGAGCCCGTCAAGTTTGTAAACATCACGGCGGGGTCGATGAGCTCGCCGTTGTTTTCAAAGCACAAGTTATCAGGAACCTCCCCGTTTTTGACCTGATACGTGGTCACAATCAGGTCAGCAACATCCTGGAACGCTTTCATCCTTTCATCAAGCTCTCGAAGCATGAACTCGCTGGCCATAACCCCTGAATGTGTCTCGTGCGCCTTGCCACTGTTGTTGCCTGCCATGATTGGGGTTTCGTACGTGTAGACCACAGGGGAATGATCTTATTGACTTGGACGGGGTATGTATCTAATGTGGACTAATTAGATCCCGCTACTACATCATATTTCTGCCAGTACTTTCCATAATGAATTTCTACGCTTGAATTGAAATAAAATGTTTTTACATACAACGTATATCTAACGAGTCGTTAGGTTAGGGTTAGGGTTAGGGTTAGGGTTAGGGTTAGGGTTAGGGTTAGGGTTAGGGTTAGGGTTAGGGTTGACAAGTGGCAACCTGACTCGGAGAGCTCGTGTGTCTAACCTTCGTGGGTTCCTTCGTACCCAATGGGACCCCAATGTGTATGGGTGGAGGGGGGCGCCTAAAGTGTCAGGCGTGCTGGGGTCCCTAAATCCCAATCATCCTAAGGGGGCACTCTGAGTTTTGGCTCAGAAGTGCTCGGAGGGTAATACTGGAACCTCCGAGCCAAAATGAGGTTTTGGTTTTTTTTGAAAATTTCTACTCCGAAGTGGTCAGAGGGTATTAAAAAAATGCAAAATTTCCCAAATTTACCACTTTTTTGCCAAGTTTATTTCAGGCGTAGACGGGTCAATATACCACCACTGGTACCAGGTGGGTTGAAAATCAAATTTTGGGTGGAACGCCTTCGGCGCCGACCCAAATTTTTTCTGACCCAAATTTTTTTCCAAGACCCTCAAAGGTTTTGGTTTCTATAAAAAGTTTTCAAAATTTTTGTGTCCCCCCCCCCCTCTTCTTTTCGCGATATCTATTTTTTATGTTATTATATAGCGTTAAAAGGAAGGAGTAACTCTAGTGAAGAAGGTGTCAGGAGAAGGGTACCGTTATATGTCGCGACATATAACGGTTATATGTCGCGACATATAACGGTTATATGTCGCGACATATAACGTATAAAAAAACTTAGACTTGAGGTGAGCCCCTGTAGAAAAATCGTAAAATCTACCATTTTTTGCCAGGGTGCCCAAAGGATATACATATCCTTTACATATCCTTTTTGTTTGTTTTTTACTTTCTGGTGAAATGCAACTCGTTTCATAAGTGAGGGTATCCCTATATCAGGAGAGGTGTATGTCATACTGTTACATACGAGAGGAGTAACATTAGTGACACTAGTGGCAGGAGGGGTGGACGACATATAACCGTTATATGTCGCGACATATGACGTATTAAAAAGAAGTGAGTAGGTAAAGGAAAATGACACATCAATACAAAGAGGTGCGTGTGTGTGAGTGTGGTTACCAAACAATTCAGAGAAGTAACTGGTCGACACATAAGAGAAGTTGCAAGTTGGTGAAGTGTGATAAGGATGAATTGATTGAGCAAATGAAACAACAACTGGCAGCAAAGGATCGTCAAATCGAGCAGTTGATTAAGAAGCCAAGGACCGTGAACAACACCACCAACAACCGTTACGTGGTGGAGCAGCACATCAATGTCTTTGGAAAAGAGTCGATCAATCATATCACGTCTGCACAGATCCGTTCCTTGCTGGCCGACCCGGTGAATGCGGTGCCTCAGTTCATCAAGCTAAAGTATCGGCGGGCGCCAGGTGGTGTGAACAACAATGTGCGGATTCCGAATCAGAAGCGTGCGATCTACCAGGTGGTGGTGCAGGGGGAGGATGGGGAGAAGCAATGGGAGAATCAGGCGAAGGGGGATATATTGGAGCAGCTTTACGATGACAATTCGGGCGAGCTTGAGGTTGAGGCGGATGAAGATACGCGCGAGGGGTTGCGTTTTTTGGATCATCAGGATAAGGTGAAGGAGAGTGCGAGTGGTACTGATGGTGGTCGTCGTTACAAGGAGCAGCTGGATAAGATCCATTGCGTGATTAGTAATTGAGGCGAGCGAAGTGTTTGTGTTAAAAGGAATCTCTGTTTTACAATGAGCGAAGAAGAGATGGGGAGACTCGAGGATACGGCAATCGCGAAAATGAGGGCCAGGATGTCGCGAGCTAATTTGGGGGAGCTATTGGATATTTTGAAGGAAATACAATCCAAATGTAAGGGTGGAAACGAGCACGTGGATTTCACGGAAAGTCTGACTCGTGATGTTTACGCATATGCTGTTGTGATTTTTTTTAACATGTTCGGATTTTCGGTTTTTGGTGGCTTCGTATCAAGTCATGTTAGTGGGAAACCATGGAATGATATAGACTTTCAGTTGCCAGGCGACAAAAACGACATGTGTTACGTCACAAGGTTGATTGGATTTTTGAGATTCGCGTTTGGGCTTTCCCCTATGCAAATTACGCTTGAGGACAAAAGTAAGAAGTTCTATTCTTGTGGGACATACAAGCTTTCAATTACAGACGATATTGATACCCATCTCATAAGTATGGATTTTGCGGTATTGTCAACAGTTCCCGTGTATTGCCCAGTAACGATTGGACGGTGCCTATTGATGAAGAATAATGCGATCTCACTAAGAAATATTCCTATTGCGGCGATGAGCTTGATTCCATGGCAAGTGGAAGATATTATTAGTATTCTGCGAGATGGAAAAGACGTAGGTCTTGGATGTAAAGAACTGTACAAGAACAAACTCTACGGTGAGTACTTCTGGTCTCGACTAAAAATTATCCGGAAAGATGGAACACTGGTAGACAAATTTCTTGGAAACGTGCCGCGGCAACTTCCCAGCTCATCCACACCAGTCTCACTTTCATCTGAGTCATGAGACATTCTTCATTAATACTATGTTTTGACAATTATTCTCAGCAATTATTATACAACTTTAAAAATTTGCTAGGAGGAGTAGTAGGAGTTGAGTATCACTAATGATGGAATCGTGACTTCCCTCAAGCTATATGGACTCAAAGATAAAATGAAACAACACTGCAAAAACGGCAGCAACTGCACGCACGCTATTGAGGAGATATGCTGCAGACGGGCATGTCTGATTGTTTTGTTCAGACTGGTATCTCCTGCCAACAGATGGTGAGGTATGGAAGGATATTGTTAAAAAAAGTGTGAGTGATGCTCGGTAGATCTTGATCGATTTTAAAGTTTGTTGATTTTAGAAATGAAGGTTGGAATTCTTATCAATAATGCTGCGCAATTTGTGAATGGGTCCGAACAGCAGCCACAATTTGTGATTGAGATGTTGCAAAATTTAGGAATAAATTATGTTGTTTACAGTCACAAGGGCAAGGAGAATTTGTGCGGAATCGAACGCTCAAATATGTTTAATGATACGAAATTAGAATTGATTGACGATGCTGACTTGTCCGACATCACTTTGTTCATCATGATCTGCCATATTGTTGAAGATACCTCAGTTCTATCGGCGCAATTGAAAGAAAGATTGTCAGGCAAAAAAGTAGTTCAGTTTCACTGCGGGAATCACTGTTTATTCAACGCAGAGGATATTGTCTTCAACAAGCATAACGTTGTTAGATTGTTGTTCAATAGTTGGTTTAGTGAACTCTGGACATTTTCAATGCACTTTTTTGCCAAAGATTACTATGAGCTACTGACCAAAAAAACTTGTCGATTGATGCCTTATGGATGGTCACCCTCGCTTCTGAGTAAGTATCTTGTGGAGAACAATCTGGAAATTTCGTGTATACCAGAAAACTACTCACAGCCGCTCACACTTTGTTGTTTTGAGCCGAATTTGAATGTGACAAAAAATTGTCAATGCCCGTTGTTAATCATGGATTCATTTTACCGTAAGCACCCGTCACGAGTGCAGAAGTGTTTTATTTTTTGTTCCAGGCAGCTTCTGGAACACAAGTCCTTCAAAGATTACATTGCATTTTTGGACTTAGTGAGAGACGACAAAGTCGAGTTCTATCCGCGAATGGCATTTCCAGAAATAATGAAACAAATGAAAGAGAAGAATTTGAATCCAGTCATCATAGGGCATCAGATTTATAACGATCAAAACTATCTTTCACTGGAAGCTTTGCACTTGGGATACCCACTCGTTCACAACTCACCAAGTATGCAGAATGCTGGATTTTTCTACCCCGACTTTGGTTTACATGCGGGTGTTGAACAATTAGAAGTCGTTTCTACAGAATTCTTCAAGCCTGAGTTCTATTCTGGGTATCAGGCCCGAGCGCGCAAAGTTTTGTATGATCACAGTACGGGGAATCCAGTGCTACTCGAACAATTCAGACGTTTGATTTCGTGATGCAACCGAGATAAAAATATAATGTATGATTAAATAAATGGCAGATAACACACCCCAAGGCAGATCTGTTTTCAGATTATTTCCTTCTGATAAACATCATTTCAAGTTTCAGACTAAAACTCCTAAAAAAGATGTTTTGTTGGAATTACAAAGATTTGATAAAGACAAAAGTTTTTATGTTTTCAAAACGCCTGATACGTTAGAGGTTACGTCAACATTGACTAGAAAAAAGTTTGAAGAAATATTTAAAGAAAGCTTATCCCAGGGGCGGTTGGAGAGGAGAAAGCTTTTTAACAAACAAAGGAAACAACTGGCCATAAATGACCCAGATGCAGCAGATGATTCAGATAAGATGATTCGCTTAAAAAAAGTGGCAGGAGGGTCAGGGTTTAAGCCCGCAAAAAAGCAGATGTACTTTAGACTAACTACACCAGGGTGGACAATCCTTAAGGCAAAACAACATGAAGAGTTTGCAAGAGCTTTGAAGAAATATCCTGGGCTGCAGGAGTGGCAGCCGAAAGATCTGAAGCTTATTTTCAACAAGGATGAATACCAACCCGCAGAAATGGAAAAGGTGATAAAAATACACCTGCAGCAAGAGAAAAGAAGACAAAACAAAGAAAAGGAAGAAAAAGAGAGAATTGATCGAGCATTGGCCTCTAGACCTGCACTTGGTAAGCTTAAACCAAAGCGCGATGCAGAAGCGAAAAGGTCCATTGCATTTTCTAACGATGAAAAGAGGCAAATCAATCAGAAGCAACGATCGGAGAATAAGATGAAGAATGATGCTTATTCTCAATTGTACAACAGAATAACTACGGGAAAAGTGAACCAGGCGCACAAAGATTTATTTTATTTAGACATCACTCGCCTAAAACAGGATCTCCTTGGTACAAAGCAAGGTTTGAATACATTCTTAAAATTCGATAAACACCTAAACAAATTTTTTACGCCCACAAAAGTTCATGAAGATCCTGTGTCCAAGAAGAAATATTTCACATTCAGAGCAGATAAATTGAGACCGCATGTCAAAAACAAGATCATGGTGGGTCCACGAAACTATGTGACTAACAACAGCTCCGTAACTCAATTCACTCCTCAGAAGATAACTGAGATCATGCAAGCATGGAAATCAGATAAGCTTGACCATTCCAAGCAAGGAATTGCTCGCTTGATTTTGCGTGATCTCCAAGTGTCCGTTCCGGCATCTGCCGACCAGGTGGAGGCATTGAGGTATGCAGTGAATTCAATCAACGCTAGTAATAATGACGCTAACATTCAGCATCTCAAAAACAAAGTGCGAAACACTGTGAAAAAGAGAATAGCTACAGAAAAGAAGAAACGAGCAGACGCAAACCGGACGGAAAAGCGATTGGGCAACCAAAAAAGGGTTACAAAAAGGCTAGCAAACATTGGAAAGGAATTAGAACAAGGAGGAAGCCCTCTTAATTATATTGATAGTAAAGGAAAAGCGAGAGTTGTTAATAAAAGTGAATTTCTGAAGCAAATGAATCAGTACAAAGCAGAGCGGAAAGGTGTTAAGGATGTTAGGTCAATGAATAATGGCAAAACAACTGAAGAAAACCAACTGTTGGTAAAATATGCCACGATGATTGTCATGCGACAGAGACTCGAAGACAAGATGAGAGAAGTTACCGAATTGCTTCGTTTTATAGAACCATATAAATGTGTATCTGAATACATCGCACACAAGTATGTTTCAGTCTATGAACCAATCACTAGATCGAATAGCACCAAAAAGTTTGAAAATGCATTGGTGTGTATAAAACGTGCATTCGACAACTCTCAGCTTTTTGACAAGGGGAAAGCCATACTTCGACACGGGTCTGTTCTTTTGAATCGAAAAATATCAACGGACACGAGTGACATGCCAGTGGAATTTCATTCTCAGATCATGAAAGCCGCTGAGGCCGTATCATACAGAACAGGAAAGATTGGAGGGCCTGCTGAAATTGCCAATGAGTGGACACAGAGATTTGGAAAACGCTCAGCACAGGGTGACCTTCCTGCGAATTACACCCGAAAGAGCAATCTCCCCAACAACAATAATCAGGATTTAAATGCCGAAAGAGGCAACTACGGAGAAGCAGCAAATCAAAATAATCAAGGAAATAAAAATAATCAAGAGACTAACGGTTTTTATGGTTCTTCTGATTTTGATATTGAAGTAGAGCTTTTTGGAAGAACTAGATTTCCTGGTGAAAAAGGCCGGGGTGCTGGGCCTTATGTGGCTGCCGTGCGTTATGCGGAAGGATATAAGTTTTCAAACAACAAGGAAGGCCTTGATAAGGGTAGGGCATCTAAACTGTTGAGGGATGTTTACAAAAGGGGTTTTTGTTATGACAAGAAGAGCGTGGGCGAAGCCCACACTTGTAAGATTATTGATGATAACAAACTTGCTGATTATTCAGTTAATAAACATTTTTGGGAGCAAAAGTTGAAACTTTTTGCTAATGGGTTCATGAAGGATAAGATGGAGAGTGTTGAATGGGCCGATTTATCAAAAAACACATTCTTTGACAAATTTTTTAAGGCTTATAACTCTTTAAACGATAAGAAAATTAGTGAGGATCATCTTTGTAAAAGCGATTCATGTGAAACTCACTGTCGAAGTAAAAATATGGTGTATTGTCCCGGTATGATGAGTATGGTGTCTCGCATGACAGCCTACACCAAGCCCCAAATTAAACGTTCATTGCAAGGCGAACACGAGAAGCAATTTGACCGGCTTATAGTTGATTTGGAAAAAGAGGCACGTGAAGTGATGAAGAATCCCACTAAGACATTAAGAGAAAAAAATAATGCTTTTTCGAATGAACAAACAGACCAAATTTTGAAAGAGCGTGTAAACAACCCGTTAATGACTTGGAAAGAAATGTCACTGCTTGATCGGGAAAGGGTGCTGGAGAAATCTCAGGAAAAGTTGAAATTGAAGTCGCAGGTGAACATAGCGACATTCCTTAATGGTCGGGTGGGTAGCATGCACGAAATGAAGATAAATAATCAAGAAGATCACCTCGTGATTGTGCCGTCACATGGCGAAATGAAGGTTATCATATCAAAAAACGCACTTAAAGCAGTAGAAGAAGAGAACCTACTTTCTCGTCTACCCCCCGAGCTTCAAAATATGATTTATGATTCTGATGTCCAGAAGGTTGGTTCAGGCGCGGTATTGTTAGGTGCTGCACGACCTGACGATAAGCGTGGTCGTGCAAATGTAGGTCGCAATGGCGCACAAGCATTAGGTAAAAAACGTGTAACGTTTCAGGGTGGACGAAAAGGTTTTGGTCCTGCAATACCTAAAAAGCCAAAGAGTATCAGAAACACATTGGAAAGAACAGGAGTGTTACGATCAATTCAACACCAAACAAAGCAATTTACTAATTTGTTGAAAGACATTAATTCTTCGCATCGTGTTGTTAGTGAACGGATTAACAGAAGGAAACAAAGGGCATCAGAAGAAACTCTTCAAAAAGTCAAGAATACAGAATTAAGACACCTCGACTCTACAGGTACTTGGCTTCCCCGTAACTTCAACATGTCGGCATTAGTACTTCAAATGATTCGGCAGATGAATGACCTACAAGGGATACGCACCGTTATGAAGGGAAAGAGAAAACTCAACATGCTGGATGAAAATTATTTTTCACTTCTCTTCAAACACTTCTTTGGAACTGATAAGGTGAAATATAATGAGGAATCGGTAAGAAGACTTTGGAGAATCTTCAAAACCTCCAAAGATATCGAAGGGCAACTAACTGCAATGTTCAAGAGAGATCCCAGGCTTACAGAAGCGTATCAATATGCAGCTGATGATCATTTTTTCAAAGGAATGTTGAACATATCATCCTGTGCATCTAGGTATGTGATGAATGTGGCTGGTGCAAATGCGAATGGGAATACAAATAAGCGGTACGTTACAGTCAACCCCAACGTCATAAGTAAACTTGTTCTAGCCAAATTGAATCAGCAACTTCGAAAATTCATTAGACTTGGAAAAAGCTTTACAAAGAGACTTGCCATGGTTCAAGAAGAACTTGACGAATTAAACAAAAGTGGACAACTGCAATCTAGCGAGAAGACATATCCACTAAAGCAAGAAGAGACTCACTTGAAAGATCAAATAAGAATCACAGGAAATTCAATAAAGGCACTTCGAACTAAACTAGCTAATGCAACAAAGGGCAAAGTATTTTTGTTAAGTCAAAACGAAGTCAATGGTGACTTGTTGACGGATAAAATAAAGAAAGGAAACAGTGATATGTTCAGGCGCATTACTTTGGTGAAAAATTACATGGACTACATCATGACCCCTAAACTTAATACAAGCTACGAATCTAATTTCGGCCTTAATAATAATAATACCTCAAAAACAGCTGCGCCAAATATCCCATCAAACAACAATTCTAACATCTGGGAAAATTCGAACCTCCTTGAGCCCCCGTCAAAATCCACGTCAAAGTCACAGTTTTCCTTTAACTATGACGAACTTAAGCCTCAACCTATTAATACAACCTACCAATCGAATATCGGCCTCAACGAATACAACCTACGAATGCAAGATACAAAGTCCCCATCAAAGTCCTCGTCAAAGTCCTCGTCAAAGTCCTCATCAAAGCCCCCGTCAAAGTCCACAAATGTTGAAAGCATGGCAAACGCGAATAATAATTCGAAACGTCAAAGTCCAAAGTCCATGGCAAACGCGAATAATAATTCTAAGCTCTTCGAGAAATTCTTATCAGAAGCGTGGAATGCACATAACTCCACGTCAAAGTCCCCGTCAAAGTCCTCGTCAAAGCCCCCGTCAAAGTCCACAAATGTTGAAAGCATGCTAAACGCGAATAATAATTCGAAACGTCAAAGTCCAAAGTCCATGGCAAACGCGAATAATAATTCTAAGCTCTTAGAGAAATTCTTATCAGAAGCGTGGAATGCACATAAATCCCCGTCAAAGTCCACGTCAAAGTCCACGTCAAAGTCCACGTCAAAGTCCCCGTCAAAGTCCACGTCAAAGTCCACGTCAAAGTCCACGTCAAAGCCCAAAGTCAACGTTGCATGAGAAACATGGAAATAAAAGACTTAAATAAAAATATTGCAATTATAGTAAATGTCAGATTATTCTTTTATGAAGTCCGGGGTGACATCAGCGAGTTCTGCGGGTACCATTGACGTGGACATGATGCACAAGCTCGTGGCGTTAGTAAAAACTTTGATGCAAGACGCAGTGAACAGTGCAGACCAATTTGTGAAAGCGTGTGACAGGAGTATGATTCAGGACAAGGATATATTAATGGCTTTAAAGTACGAAACGCATCATTTTTTATTGCAGGGAGAGTCTTTGGATAAGAAATTCCAGACAAATCTAGAAGAGGAGAAGAATCATACATACGACACGGAAGAGGAGGAAAGCAGTGACGACGAAGAGGAGGAAGAGAGCGAGGATGGGGATCGTGTCATTAAAGAGAACGAGAAATATACTATGAGTTTGAAGAGCAGTGACGCGAAGTTGATCGAACTACATAAACAGTTCATGAAATATCATAATGAATGGGACGATTGGGTTCCCGATGATGCAGTGTCTATTTTTTTGAAAAACGCAGTTGACAAAACCTCTTCCAAACACTGACGAGGGGTATACACTGACGAGGGGTGGTAAACAGGCAACGGTCTATGTAAGTAAGCTTAGGTTTGGGGCTAACATTTGTTGGCGAGGATGCACGTCATGTAATCGATACAATCTTGCACATAAACCATGTGGTCGAGCAAGGGCCCGCTTGATACCCGGCCTTGGTCGGTCCGGTTTTGGTCGGTTGGATTTGAGGAAGGATACACATGTGTACCCCAACCAGAGTCGACCCCCGGCCCAGCCCTAGCCTGTTTGGTTCTTCTTTCTTTTCTAAAGTTAAGAGAAGAAACAAGAACCAAACAGACTAGTGGGTCGCTCCATCGTGACCTCCAAGGGTCACACATGTGTATCCCTCCTCAAATCCAACCGACCAAACCCGATCGACCAAACCCGATCGATCACGCGGCCTGAACGCACGAAGTGCGCGCCATGCCCCATGCCTCACCTTGCGCGCGCGCGAAGCCCTCCCTTGCTTCGGCTGCGGCCGGCTGCCTTGCAGTCGATCCGGCACCCACGCCTCGCGTGCCTAGGTCTTTCTTCGCAACGAACACAGTGACGCCGGCAACGGCAAGCGTCGGCGGTCGATGGAGTCTGCCTCGACCGAGCCCATCTTGTACACCCGTGCCCAAATGGAGGAGGCGTGCAAACTAGCGAGGAGGCGTGCGACCGTGCGTGCGTACGCCAATAAGGATGCGACGATCGCAGAGCTGATCGTCGCCGCCAAGGATGACTTCAAGGATGACTTCGAGCGGATCACCGCCGCCATGGATGCGACGATCGCAGATGAATTCTTCAAATACGACAATTGGGTCCCATCATATGCTAATCCGCGGGGACCCACGGCCCTCCTTCTGGGCAAGCTTCGTGTTATCCGCAACACGGACAAGGCGGACACCACGAAGCTTGCCCAGCTGAGTCTTTTAGCACTCCGGTCGCCTTTGTTTTCTTGAATGGTACACGGGTGAAAGACCCACTTTGTGCAATCTAGTTTTGATGGTTATATTATATTATATTGACTAGCTTGCTGAATATACTTTATCCCATGTGGTCGGGAGCACATGGCGCTCGCACAGACAGACAGTCCATTTATAGCATAGGAGACCACGAAGAACGGAATGCTGTTCGACAAAGTTACTCGCAAGCGCACTAGTGTGCGCCAGGAATCGGACGTCTGTTTCCCTGAGAAGCAGGCCCGCACCACGAGCGGGGGGGCGTCCACGCCCGAGGAGTCCACGCCCGAGGAGTCCACGCCCGAGGAGGAGCTACAGGCCGGATTTCGGTGCATCGCCGACAGCTGCATCTGCCCAATCTCACAGGAGCTGCCCGAGAACCCGGTCTCTGCAAGTGACGGCAAAATCTACAACCGCGCGTCCATCCAGGATTGGTTCGACCGCGTACCGGGCCCCATGGTAAAGTCGCCGGTGACCGGCGAGCAGATCGACAAGAAGCTGCGACCAGCGCCGCTCGTGCTAGAGCTGTTCGAGAACTTCATTGTCAAGGGCATCTGGAAGTGCGAGCGCGCCATGGTGTGGCTGACCAAGTACAATGAGGCCAAGCGCAATGAGGCCAGGGTTAAGGAGCTTAAGGAGGGTGCGGCCAGCGGCGATAGGCAGAAGATGTTTGATCTGGGTGACGCGCTCCGCCTCGGCCTTTACGGGATCTCAATGGACAGGGTCGAGGCGCACAAGTGGTACAAGAATGCGGCCGACTTGTCGCACCCGACCGCCTGCGTCAACGTGGGCCTAACAATTCTCAACAGCCGCGAACTGAACGCTGAGTTCAACGGCATCATCGGCATGGCCTACCTGCAGTCTGCCGCTCTACTCGGCTCGGAAGCCGGTTGCTTCGAGATCGGCAAGGCGTATGCGCGCGGCCTTTGGGGCTATCCCCAGGATGACGAGCAGGCCCGCAAGTATTATAGCAAGATGAACCAGTGCAGCTACAAGGACGGGGACAGCGATAGGCACAAGCAGGCGCGAGAGTACCTCAAGAGCATGGATAATGAAGCAGAGGAATAGGCGTCTTCAAGCTACTAAGAGGGAAGTCTCAATGCGTTCATCCACACGTCTCTCAATACTCAATGAAGCTCAGTTGCTTAAGAAGCTAGTGAGGTTAAATGTACCTGTTTTCAAAAGAACAATTAGTATCGAAGCCAAGGAAAGACTTTGCTTAATGAAAGACAAGGAGTGAACCGGTACTCCAAGAACAGAGAAATCTAACCATTCTTCGGATAGAGTGTGCATCATTAACCAATAATCGATTGTGGATGCGTTTTCTATGGTGACAATCAGTGCATCACATTTCTGCATCGGTTTCCGTGACAGAAATTTTGATGCGAATTGAGAACTTTTTGTGACATCTTCAATAACATCTTTCGCGATGGATAATTTCGCTACAACCGAGAGCAAGAGTAGCTGTAATGTTAAGAAACTGCCAATTATTATAAAACTATCATACGACCATAAAAAGTTGTGACTGACTGTTGTATTGTGGATCAGAACGCCCATCACTAAAAAACCTGTGAGAGTTCCTGTCGAGTACATATTTTTCATGGCTTCTCTTGCATTTTTTAAAGATTCTCTTACACGAGTCAAGTTGATCAACATTATAGAAATGCGATCGTATTTCTGCGACGACCAATCGCGATGTTCTAACATCTCACCATAAAGTTGCAACACTTTTACGTGTTTGTAGAAGACAAACGCAAATGCTATAGTGTTGGTAAGACATGTTCCTCGACCATGAAATCGACTGATGAAGAAAAACAAATAAGTTACAGGATCTGTTATTGAAGACGTGGCAAGTGAGCCAGCAAGCGTGACCATGAGAGTTGTTATGGTAATGCTTGAAATCACACCGATTGTGAATCGGCATGGTTGCCTCACGAGATATTGAAACTCTACAATGGTTTTCATGTTCTCTACTTTAATATCCTGGAAGATATCACGAATATTCGTGAGTGAGTTGTTACTCGCAATCGTCTTCCCCGGATTTGTTACATCATAAAAAGACAATATGTGATTGGATCCGAAGTAAACTACGGCAAAAACGTATTGAATAGGCAGGATAAATTCTGCGATCGCGTGTAGTAAGAGCTCATCACTATACGTGTGCATAAGTGTTTTTGCAAATCGAATAGGTAAAACGCATAAACAAGCCAACACCCACAACGAATAAATTCGCCAGGGTGAAGAAAACAACTTTTTCACTTTGCAAAATCCAGTACTGTTTGTGAAGTAAAATGTTTGACCTGGTGTTCTTATGCCTAGTACAACTAACATTCCATTAAAAGCACTGGCACCTAAATTTGTGCCGTCTGCCGGCAACAGCCAGTGTATGAAAGAACGACATCTTCCTAAAATAGTCATTTTGGGTTGTGAATTATCTGTTGATTGTTTACCCATGGGCTATATCATCACTGCATATAAATTCTCTTAACCCTGGCTTGAACCCCAAGGGAAAGATTCTTATTCCTCAGCGGGAAAGATTCTTAAAGGGTTCAGGTAAGATTTCTTCCATTTTCCTCTTGACGTTACGAAGTCTCCGTTCTAGTCTTTGCTTTGTTTGATTAAGTTCGTTCAATATGCTCCGGTATAACTCATCCTGGAGCTTCTTGGTCAAGTCACGATTAGGAGAATTACCTTTCTTGATATTCAAAATCAAACTACTAGACATACACTTCTTCATTACTGCCGGATACCCCGAAGCGACTTTTGCACATGCTGTAAACCTTAGTTTTGCCACTTCTTGCCTCATCGTAGCTGGTTTTCCTCCCCTTCTTCTCGTCGTAGCTTGTGTCTGCATATACCTTTTCGTGCACATTTTTTTTTCGCTCAAGTTGTACTATTAAAACGAACATCTAGTACTAAAGTATATGTTACAACAAGTTTTTTTCCTTTGGTCACTTCCATTTATGTACCTGACCCCATTTTCGTATCAAAAAGGTATCAAAAGATACACAAATGCCGTTTTGAAATTGCATTTTTACTTAAGTCTAATCTTTGTGGTTACTTACATACTTGCCAGAAACCACTTTAGCAGAAATCTTAGAGATCTACCAGTGCAAATCAAGTCCAGCTCAATCACGGAGTTTTCAAGAAATGGATGTAAAATGCTTTACTTTCAACCAGTACGCGAGAAAAAACGAAGAATTCTTCTTTTCCCTGGATTGGGAATAAGCGTCAGGAGAATGCTTCAAGAAACTTGCATGCAACCATTTATTGAAGACTCCGAAATCGTTTGTTTTCAAGTACGAGGTTTAGGAGAAAGTGACTGGGATGTCGACATTGGTACAGATTCTATGTTGCAAGATGCATTGAACGCAGTTTCAGTCTTCGATTCAATGACTGAAAACATCAAAACTCTTTTTGTTGGTTATTCATTGGGATGTTTTGTGTCCATGCAATTGTTGAGCTACAGCAGGTTGACTAATGTTAAATGCGACAATATATTGCTTGTGAATGGGATGTACACATCTGAGCATATCGTGGCACGATTTAAAGTTGTTACATCACTAATGGGTATCAGTGTTCAACCCCATTTAAATAAATGTGATGTTCCCATCACATTGTTGCATGCAGCACACGATGGTATAGTATATATGCAAGAATCAATCGAGTTAAATCAGGCCTGTCGCTCTATCGGAAGGCGTTGTCAACTGCTCAGCTGTGATGGTAATCACAGCAATTATCGTCTATCAGATGAGACTACATCTATACTTAGACAGCTTTAGCAATGCTCATGTGACGCTTCAATCTCTACGAAAAAAATAAATAAAATAATAATACTGACTATTATGAATCCAATATCTTCGAGAACTAGATCTCGTATAGATTACGACCGAGAAAGTGACAATTTCACTATAACTCTCAGATCAAGTATTCTAGGCCTAGAGGGGCTGGTAATTTCCATTCCAAGGGTGGAAGATGGCTTAGAAGATAGCTCTGATTTCACATATATTCACACAGAAGGAACGGACACAGAATCGGAGGAGGAATATGTGAGAAGAACAACACCAGTCATAAACTTTGATAAACTGAACAAATTTATAGTGAAAAAATCAAATTTGCCATCTGAAGAGTGTCCCATATGTCTGGATGCATTCAAACTTAGAGAGCATGGTCGACAACTGGGGTGCACACACATCTTTCATAAGAAATGTGTGGATCGCTGGCTTGCGAAAAATCCACGTTGTCCTGTTTGTCGAACATGTGTGCAACCACAGCAACCCACACAAAGAAGTATCCGTATCCTTAGATCACAACTGCGACAAAGACGCTCTACTGCTAGAGCACGGACAATCTCAGAGTCTTCTTTGACAAACTCCTCTTCATATACATCATTGAGCACGTCTGTCTCCAATTCTTCTCTAGCCAATTCTGTATGACACAAGTATATAGATCTAAGTATCAATAAAACCAAAAACTTAGTGATGGGGGTGTAGTTAGTAGCAAAACGAGTGTTACCTCTCTGTGTTTCAGAAAAGTGTTTAAAGGAATGGTTGTGTTGTTTACAAATGCTTTATGATGAGGAGCAAATGAAATATATAACATGTTGTACTAAGAACAATGTTGTTTTTGGTCCCCCCGGATCTGGAAAGTCGACAGCATTGAAGGGAAGAATCGAGCATCTCGTGCGTGTGGGAAGCAAGCTTTCAACACAGCTGGTAATGACTTTTTATGTGACAACAAAAGAGAACTTAAACGTAAAGTTGCAAGAAACTTTTGGGGTACACACAAGCCGGCAAGTGCGCACTGTTCATTCAATTTGCTGGAATTTGCTCCCTGATGGGGAGAAGGATGTTTCAACCGCGATAGTAAGAGTCATTCGCCTTGACAATTCGATCCTTGCAGCTTATTTTAATGGTATTTCACACATTTATGTTGACGAAAGTCAGCTACTGGACAACACGTCAATCGATTTTATACAGAAAATTCGGGAGGCCTGCCCGTATATCTCCGTTGATTTGTTAGGTGATCCGGCTCAGAATTGCAAGACGCGTGTCAGCTGTGAAGAGGAGGAGTTCATGATGCAGTATAGCGGACCAAGGTACGAGTTTCTTAACAATTATCGAAGCTGCGCGTCTATTGTAAATTTATGTAATTTGACACATCCTTTTGTTCAAGCAAAGCCCATGAGAAGTGTGACAACAGCGGCAGATGGAGGCAAGTGCGGCACTTTTCTCTTTTGTGGCACAAGAGATGAACAATTGACCTTTCTTTTTCAGTGGATTGAATCACTACCAAAAAAAGAAACCAAGGCTATTTTGTGCGCGTGTCGTCATCCGCATGCAAGCATGGCCACGCACATTTGTTGTCAAGATGTGACGAACACGCTCAGCGAAAGGAATGTTTCATTTCATATTTGGTATGATGAGACGAAAAATCATTCTGAATTCTCTTCTGTGAGAAAACAAGAAAACGAATTGATTATTAGTACAATACAAGGAGTCCTTGGAAGAGAATTCGATCATGTGATACAATTCTCTTACCATCATCGTTTAAACAAACGAATTCCGACGATAAATCAACATTATTACAATTCCAAGTTGAACCATATTGCACGCAGTAGGGGTAAACACACGTTTACAATGTGCTGCGGTCACGACATGGAGATGTTCATGACAACCGAGAAAGCAATGGGAATTATACAACAAATTAGTCGAACAACACCGAAGCTCATAAAAAGTATACACAAAAAGGGCGTTTTTGCGGACAGGGACAATGACGAGGAAGACAATTTGGTTAGGCTTGGGTCTCTCCAGAATATCTCACCTGAAAATTTGATGCAAATTCAAGATCTGTTTCAGGCAACGGCTATGGAAAAAAAACAGCTCTGGTCTCTTCAGAAGCGCAATTTCCCCGAGTACGACGCGCTTTGTACCTTGTATGGAAATTTTGCTGAGAGCTTCATCGTTTTCGTTTGCACCGGTTGCTTCCCCGATCTGACATCACTTCGAAGATTCATCGAGGCCAGCACAATTCGCGTCACAGATGGCGAACGTGAAGAAGTGCAATACATCATAAAGGAACTCAATCTACACGAGAAACGAATGAATGTAGCCGTCACACACATTGAGTCCTTCAGGACGAGAATCATGATGATGTATCACACCAATGTCACAAAACGTCGAATGAAAAGGGTCAATTTTTTTCGGGGTGTTATTGACATTCTGAATGGTATCATTTCGCGAGCAAACGCAACAGATCAAAGAATAGTGAGCATTCACTTTGAGAACAAGAACATCTGGTGCGATTTTGATGCGTTGAAGGTTTTATCTACTTTATCTAATTCAGCCAATTTAGCAGACGTTAATACGGCTGAAAAAATATTTCAAATATGCCTGTTTTGGTGGCAATACGAAAATCAAGCAAAGTGGCGAATGAATCGCGTTTACTCTGAGCATCTAGACACTCTTAAGGATCATATCAACGAATGGATTAGATTTGGCACTGAAGTTCGCATGATTACTTCAGCAGCTCCAATGCAAACCCAGGTGCCCGTCATACTGGTCAACAGCACATTTCCTGACAAGCGCATTTTGGGTGCAATTGATGGACTTTTGTCTCCTTTCTTGTACGAGTTTAAGTTTTCCCAGTCTGAAATCAGCAATATTCATCGCCTGCAGGCAAGTTTATACTCATATGCGGTCTACCAGAATTCGGGGGTGCAATACAAACCAATTGTAATTAATCTGTGCACAGGTGAAATGCAAGTGATTAAATATAACGATTCCCTTGTATCCCACGATATTTTTGATGCATTTTTTTCAACGGCGGCACCTTGCGCTAGCATCGCTCGTGAGCATTCCGTCCCAGAAAGCTTTGGGTGCTTGTCTACTGGGTGTAGAATTGTTCCAATGTCATGAATAGGCAAATTTAACCAAATTGTGATCATTATAATTCATTCTACTATGATCATTCTGCTATTATCATTTTATTATCATTCTATTATCATTCTACTATGATCAATCTACTCGGTTGTGCGACATATCTCTCTGTTGGGGGCGAGTTGACGATCGAGTTGGTCGGGTCTGAGTTCCCGCCCGCGAGTGGGGTGAACACAGGGGAACACACGTGTTACCAAGTGGCACCCTGGTAAGTAAAAAACTTGATCTTTTTTATGTTAAATTAAATTAATTATGGAAGAAGATTCACATGTGAGATTCACTGCGAATGACGCAACAAAGGCAAACGGGATGTTCTTCGTAAGGGAACATCAGTCCCATAACAAACATTTGAATGCGTGCAGACTTAGACTGAAACGCTTCATATCTCAGCATCCGGAACAGACATTTCTGGTGTATCAAGTTCCACTTGTTGTTGTTGGGTCGGCACTTCGAGAAGCCAAATCAGTTTTAAACCATATGATTCATTCACTTAGAAACGATGGCTTTTCGGCTGAATATTTGGGATCAAATTTACTTTTTATCTCGTGGAAAGCAGCTGCCAATAATCCTAAAAACGAAGTAAAAGACTACGTTCGTCACGCTCAAATGGGATTTCCGACCGAGCGAAGAAACAAACACAGGCAGCGTACTATTGTTCCTTTGACACAAGAAAATCTCGAGCGTAGAGGGCCTGGGCCACCTTTGTTTGTCTCTGATGTTGAACGCACAAAAGCGAGACTAGATCGTGAAATACAAAAACGAATGCAAGTTTACAACGAACAAAATACTGAACAAGACGCGCTGCGACGATCCATATTTACAAATGCTACAACTCATGACGAAGCCTTGAAAAATGTTGTAAATCGTACCGTTCTTTAGTTTCCACCACATTATAAAATGTCCCGAACAACTGTACACTACTCCGAGGTAGTAGTTGTCGAGATGGACGCCCAGACTGTTCCCGTTGGGCCTCCGGACATCACCCACTTGCCTGCTTTGCAATGTTTCCTCGGCGGCAACAACTTCTCCTGCTCAGCATCTTCGGGAGCAGCATCTTCGGGAGGGCGTTTCTGGGTCTGTGACACCCCCTTCTCGCAGACCTTCTGCAAGCTCTCCATCATCTTCATCATCTTGGCCATCTGGGTGGCGGTACGGGACAACTCCCCCTTGACGTCCCCCTTGGTGACTCGAACCCCCTGCGACTGCTCAAGGACACCAAGCAGATTAGAGGTTTGGTCGAGGTGCTGAAGAACCGTGGCGCATTGGCTCTCGACTTGTGCGACGAGATCGCCGTCTTGTGCGACGGGATCACCGTCTTTGGTAGTAGTCATTGTGTGTCAAACTGCTGTACAGAGAGACAACAAGCCGCGTGCATGGGGAACGAGCAACGCGGGGGGGGGGGGGAGGAGGAGGGGGAGGATCCCCGCGCATGCACGCACCTCGCTCGTTCGGGGACCAGCAGGGAGCGTGTGGGTAGGTATGGGCAGGTATGGTGCTCACTAACTACCACGTGGGACAGGAGAGAGGG